CTTATAGGCGGCAACAATTTCATCACTCCAAATCTCTGGAATGAAGTTAGCTGCGGATGTAGTGGTTACACTATTTGTGGGGGAAAAGGCGGTATTTGCCATGATTAAATCTCCAAAATTAAAAAAAAGTTACTTAACTCGGCCTTCTGAGTACGCTTGCATGATCTCGTCACTTAGCATCTCATAACGACCAGGGTCTTGCATTTTCAGCCGAATAAGGTCAGCCCTACGATAAACCTTCTTAGAAGATTCTCCAGAACCACCAACATCAACTCCAACAGCCTTTAGATTCTGCTTGCGAGTGGCTTCTCCAGCATCACTTGCTTGCTTAGTCTTCACGCTACGAAGTTGCTTGTAAGTAGACAGCAGTTCATTAGCTGAGTCGTAATCATATCCAGAATCTGCTTGCTCGAACAACTTTAGACGCACAGGGCTAGACTTCACCCAATTCGCAAAGTCCTGATCTTTAGCGATATCGCCAAAATCTGGATGTTCTTGAGCCAACTTCTGCTGAATCTGTGCCTTTTTCATCTCTAACGTCACTTGTCGTGCCGCTAGGATGTCAGGGTGATTATCAACTGTCCGTTGAACTGCCTTCTGTGGATTCTCAAAGAAATCTACTTCAGGCTCTTCCGTTTTTGTCTGTTGCTGTCTAGAACTAAGGTTCTGTTTTAGGAGTTCATCTGCGAGCTTACGGACTTCACCCACTTCTTGTGCTTGCTTACCAATGAGCTTTTCAGCCTCTTGGTGCATCTTCACAATCTCGTCTAAACTTTTGTCCCTGTATTTCTCAGGAAGTTCAACCTTTTGAGCGATCTTCTGCTCTTCAATTTCTAACTCACCAAACACTTCTTTGTCATCGTCAATCAACATACTAATTTCCTTTTCCTGCCGCTTTCGGTTGTAGGAGATTCAACTCGGCATAATTGCTTATGAGTTGGCTTTGCGTTCAGCCTTCAACTTGTCAGTATGACTCTTGCCAAACTTGCTATAAGCCGTTGGAAAAGAGCCAGACCAACCTTCTAGTCGAAATGCTGGCGCTGATAGAACACGATGAGTTTCCTCACCGCACTCACATTTGAGAATTGTTGCCTCATAATCAACAAATCTCTCTGTTTTATGCCCATTTACACAGGCGAATTCATACATTCTTTTCATTTAAGTCCTCAAATGCTCGCTCGCTGACTTGTTTCAAGTTTTTCAGCCAAATAAGTATTGATAACTCACCTTTACGAAATTGTAGAGTCTTTTCATCTGCAATTGTTGAAATATTATTCAAAGGTTCAATCATCTTGTCAATATCCTCCATTAAATCCACCCAACCTTGAGTGGACATAGTGGTGAATCGCTCTTCGTAATATTTCTGTAGTTCAGGGTTCATTTATCTATCAATGCTCCACCATTAAGTGTCCAAACTTCACCAGTTTCTTCGCTTGTGAAAGTAGAGCCACTTGTCCAATCAAAAGGATCAAAGTTTACTTTTAGCACAGCAGTACTTGGAGAAGAAATAGCTAATCCAGAATATATTTGACTTTCAAATATTTTGCCAGCTAGAGCAAAAGACGAAGAAGATAAGTTTCCAAACTGGACAGGAGCTGTTCCTGAGAATAACGTACCAGAAGTTCCTGTTTGCTCTGTACCCAACTGTGTCCAAGTCATATGGTCATTGCTTGTATAGAAACGAACCTTACCTGTAGCAGACTCTCGTTCTACTGCAATATGGTATTTCTTGGCATTTGTGAAACTAGGAGCAGTAGATGATGTTACGCTAACAATAGCACTACCATTCAATGAGTAATTCAAACGTACAACGCCTGAAGTTTGCACATTAAACTGGTAGCTACGATTAGAAGATACTCCATCTTTAGCCAAAAGAACTTCAACAGATGAAGGTGTCCAGTCTGTCAAAGCCGCTTCAACAATAATTGTGATATCACCAGTAATCTGATTAGCAGTAGCACTTGGAGTGCTGAAATAATCACCAGATGATGTCATGTTATAGCCGTAAGCATCAGGTGCAACTGGAATATATCCACCAGCATCTGTACTCCAAGGCTTAGTCAGACTGTTATCGTAGTAAACATTGATGTAGTCTTTTCCTGCTTGAAGACCTGTGATTTCAGATAACTCTGTAACTACTTGGCAACCTAGATTTTCATAGGTATTGCCAAGATTTGAGTTATTTGATACCTTTTTAACAGGAATATAGTCAATCCAAGCCGTCAAACCACTAATGCTTGTCAATGGATAGACAACACACTCTGAATCGCCATGATATGTTCTTGAGGGAAATGTGTATGGAATCATTGCTTTGTCATCTGTTTTTCAACAATCTTAGCCTTGTTCTGAATATCTGCTTCTTTTAGCATCAATTCAGCAATCTTGACTCGTTTATCAAACTCTTTAGAAGCCAAAGCATCTTCGTTTGGCAGATTCTTAGTCGTAGCAGCCATGCTCTTAGCCTGCAACTCAATAGGCATCAATTGAGCCTCTGTCAGCAACTTCTGAGCCTCTGCCTTGTTTTGCTCTGCTTGAGTCGTTTGGACAGCAATCTGAGCCTGTGCCAACTGCATAGCCAACTGTTGTTGCATCTGTTGAGTTTGTTGAGCCTGTGGATCGCCTTGGGACATCTTGTCGAGCATCTCAATCAACTCAAAGCGGTTTGACAGAGAAGAATTCGCCATGATTCCTTTGAGAATGACTGGCAAAACAGGAGTATTGGGGCCAAGGGTCTGCAAAAGCGCAATAAACTGCTGTTGTTCATGCTCACGAGCAATGATTCCCAATGCGGCAGTCGGAATAAACTTCATATCCACAGTAGGATAACGCTCTGGGTCAAACTGCATATAGCGGTATGTCGCTTTGGTGATGAAGGGGATCATGAAATCCTCTTGGAAGTTCACCAAGGTACGCTTGTATTTCTTGATAATCGAGGCAACAGCCATCGAAATACCACCTTGACCTGCATCACGAGCAACAGCAGACACCATTCCTTGTGAATCAAGAGTACCAGTAGCCTGTAAAAGCATACGCTCAAACTCTTTAGCAGTAGTCAGGTTAGAGCCATCAGTATTGCCAAACTTGAATGGGAACAGAATCTCATTAGGATTGCCGTTTGTCAAGATAGCTTTTCCTGGCTTAACTTCAAACTTAGCACCACGAGGCAAACGTGTAGCATCCATAGCCATCATTGGGCTTGTAGTCAGCGCCAAAGAGTCTAAGTGGCTACGAACTTGGGCATCAATAGCCTTCTGTGAGTTATAAGCCTTCTCTACAGTACCACGACCCAATAAACGATTAGGAACTGTATCGTCCTGATACGCAAGGATTGGGCGATCTTTCATCATGTATGGGTTCTTTTCTGCCTTCAAAAGAACACCATCATTGGCAATCACAACAATTGCTTCAACCAGATCGGAATACTCATCCTGAACAGAGTCTTCAGGGAATAGGTCTTCTACTTCACCATCTTCGTTTTCCAGTTGCTCAAGGTACTCACGAGGAACTAGACCATAGTACGTCAACAACTTAACTTTGTCGTCTTCGTACTGAGTAATCTCTTGGGTAGGCTCTAAGTCTGTATCCATCGAATCAGTACCAATTTGTACCTTGCGATAGATACCATCTTCCTGACCTTTAACGACTTTGTGGATAGAAACATACTTCTCTACCGCCACACCCATACAGTCATCAATTGATGTGCCGTTAGGGTCAAACAAGAAGTTTCTAGGGTTAACAGGAACAATCTTTACTGCAATGCGGTCTTTTTCGACAACACCAATAGCCGCTTGTCCCATTTGACCAGGGATTGCTTGAGTAGCGGGAACAAAGATTTTCTCTGTTTTGACAACAATCTCACCAATACCAGTACCATAGAGTTCTGCCAACAACTCAATTTGGTCAATAGATTTACGAATCTTATCAACCTTGAAGTCTTCCATGAGTTGAGCCTTGATAGCAGCAACATCTAGAGGGTTTCCATTGACATCACGGATATCGTCTTGGATATCAAAAAACTCACCTTGACCAAAAATAGCCTCCATGATTTCGGCATGGCGGGTTTCTACGGCTTGTTGGGTAGCGGGAGTAACGATTCTTGAACGCTCGGAATCACGAGTTTTATCCTCAACAGCCCACTCACCATTGAAGATACGCTCGTATTCCTGCCATGCATCAAGATAATTAGTATCCCTATATTCTCTCCAGCGGTCGCAGTGATCTACAACAAATGCAACAAGTTCTTTATCAGAATCAGTCGGTTGATCAAATTTGTATTCATTCATGCCTTGCATATTCAAACCTCATAGTAGTTTCTTTTTCGCTCATTTTCAGTAGCAGTAATTACTCTTAGGTTGTTAGGAACATGAAGACCACTAACAATTTTCCCGTGTAGTGGAATTATATGATCAACGTGCCATTTTTCACCACTTTCTCTTGACCGCATAGCCGCCAATTGATAGTAACAATTTATTTTCAACAAATCAAACTCTGTAAGCCAATTGGGAGTTCTATTCTTTTTGCCTACATGTCGTTTAATTTGATTGGCTGTATATGTAGGACGATTTTTAAGTTTGTATTCTGATGCGTATGATCTAGTAAGACTTCTATTTTTCTCACGCCAACTCTGTGTTTTTGCTTTGCGCTCTTCTTTTTTTTCATCAGAGATGCTTTGAAAGTATTTGGCGCAACCTTGAACTCGGCAGGTTTTGCATTGAAATTGCAATCCATCCTTATTTGACTTGTTCTTATGAAAGTCAGATAAAGGCTTGCAAATTTGGCACTTAGAGCATTTTTTCACATCAAACACCACTAATAATATCTATCGGTTGCCAATCCTCATTGTCATCTTCTTCCATGTAAGATGTAACAGCTAGTTGGTCAATGTAACTAAGGGAGTCAGGTAGGTCATCGTGAACACCTTGAGCAGGGAACAGGATTAACTGGTCTACAAACTCATCCCAATCTTCCTCAGAATTTAACACAATTCTGCCATGCTCGAACCTACCTTGTAAAGCCCAGATTATCCTGTCAGCTTTTTTTCTATTTCCATGCGTCAAATCCACGATATGCGCAAATGTGTTGTTTTTTCGCATAAGGTCACTCAGATAGGGTAAAACAGCGTTCTTTAGCGCCCCCCTCTCAATCCCCACAGCTAAAGGTCTATAGTCCCGAATAGCCAACAGAATCTTAGCCGCAGTCTCCCGAATGTCCCATCTTCCGTGTTCAATCTTCTGAACAAACCACTTCCCATCATCCGTAACCTTCACAATAGAGATAGCAGACTCGTCCAGACGCTTCTTAGAGTTAGCCGCTTGTTTGGCAACCTCTTCGAATCCCGCAAGGTCAACAGCGATGTAATAGCTTCCATAGTTCGGCTCTACACCATACTTGATCCATTCTTCCTTAAAGATATCCGAACCCGCATTGGTGAAACTCGCCATGTACTCTTGTTTAAAAGCAAAAGAACTTAAGGTCTTCTTGGCAGACTCAATCTCTTTTTGGTCAATCAAAGGGTTATCTGCGGTGGTGAAGTGCCAACTCTTCCAATCAGGATCATCTTCACTCTCGCCTAGTTTAAAGGTATCGTAGAACCAATTACGCCCTTTAGGAGTCCCAATGAATAAAGCTCTCCCTCGTTTATCAGATAGAGAGGCACGAATAACTTGTTCCCATGCTTCAGGCTTAATATCGGCTACCTCGTCCAGTACGGCATAGGTCAAAGACACACCACGAAGGGTATCAGGTCTATCAGCACCACGAACATAGATTCTTGCTCCGTTTATCAGAGTGATATCCAAGTTGTTCACATGACTGTTCTGGATAATATCTCTACCAAGGTCTAACAACAAGTCCCAAATAATCTGTCTAGACTGTCCCATAGTAGGTGATACATAAAGCACCGCAGAGCCTTGTGGACACTTTAAACCCTCAATCAAAAGCGTTACAGCCGCCATCCTAGACTTACCACACCTACGCCCAGCAGCCACTACCTTGAATCGTGTCGTATCCTTGAAGACCTCTTGTTGCCAAGGAAGTAAGCTAAAGTTCAGGTCAGCCATATTTAGCCTCTACATCTTCTGCATCAGGGTTGGTGTCAATCACAGTAGGCTCACCAAGTCCTGTGATATTGATTGTCACAGCAGACCTTTGGCTCTTATCCTTCTCAAACATAGAAACAGGTAATGTCCTGTCTAAACACATCTTCAAAGCAACCAATTGATGTGGATGGTCATCGTTTAATGCTATCTCTATGACCTTCTGAGCAACATCCTTACCTCCACTCCTAATCATCAACTCTTTAAGCTCCTTGAGCCTCTGGTGGTCTGTCTTAGGCAATACAGCAGGCGGGTTATCAGCAAACCTCTGTATCGTCATCTTCACAGACCCTTTAGGCCTTCCTCTTCCTCTTTTCAACTGCTCCATTTGTCCTCCTTGGATGGTCAATTTCACTTTTTCTGAATGGGTGAAGCACCACAAATATCTACTACTCCCACCTACCCCCTCCCCCCCTATCACACCAAACACCAGGGTTTCTACCAATGTCTTTTTATACAGTACTGTTCAGGCATACAGATCAGGGTTTCCACTAATGTGTTTTTATCCAGGTGTCTAGATGCGAATGATTCTCATTTAGATTTAACAAAGGTGAGAGTCTTTGCGGGTGCTTTTCAGGGTTACCTGTTTCTGTTTACCTATTCCTCTTACCTATTCTGTTTACCCTTCTATTCCTTCTTACTGTCCTTAGTAGACTTTCATCATTATTGGGGTTGTTCATTGTCGGACTTATTCGTAACGAATACAACCTGTTCAATAGGATTATCCACCCTGTAACCCAAAGAATGCAAATGTTGGTACAGGGCTAATATGTTCTCGAAACCCTTAGTAATGTCACCCTTACCTGCTGCCAAAAGAATCATCAGTTTGGGGTTGTCTAATTTCCTGCGAAATTGAATTGTTTTATTACTTGGCTTTCTTCCTGACATATGGCGAAGTTTTTTCTAAAAAGTTGGGTTTTTTTGCAAAACATAGGGTTTGTCCCTATTCTATTGTGCTGCACAAGTCGTTAATATATTTATACCGAACTAGCGGAACTAGTGCAATTTAATAGGTGTCAATATGCAACAAATCACTTGGGTCAAACAACAAGTCTGTTTCACAGAATTTGTCACACTCTATACCAATCTACAAACAGGGAAGAAGGTTCAGAGAACTTCTAAGGGTCAATTCTTAGAAGCCTATGCTCCTAATAACTACCTTCGGGAATGTGCCGAACCCACAGAAAATGTTTTTCAGATCAGAGAATTTGATGCTTGGGACTTCTATGCGGGAGGCTACGACATCGAAGATGATGGAGTTATCGGTCATTACTGTTGTGATGGAGATGGAATTGTTTCTGTTGAGCTTCTGACAGACGGAACGATTCATTTGAATGTTCAGGGTTCTTATATGCTCGACCTTTCATCAGATGTTGAGGAAGCTATCAAAGAAGCTACTCAGTACATCAAAGACGAATACCCTGCAATTTACGAAGACTTCCTCAATTTCTAATAGGTGCAAACATGAAAAATTTCGCCATATCTCCAAAACTTGGGAAAACCCAAACCCTTGTTTTGGCTCGTCTGTCAAAGGATAAATTCTTTGGCGGTTGTGGTTGGGTTTGGAAAAACTACAGTTCGACTGTCAAAGTCCTTGAGTCACTTGTTCGGTTGGGACTGGTTCAAAAATCGGTTGTTGGTTCTATGTCTGTCTATCAAATCTTGGAGAAATGATGAAAAATTTTATTTTTGACCTCTGTGCTGCACTCATCGTTGGGCTTTCCCTTTGCATTGGTCTGCTCGCATACTTTGATGTTTTGGTTAAATAAGGGGAAAAATATGCACACGAAACACCTGGTTCTTCAGTTAAAAAATCTTGGCTTTGACCCAATCACTTGGGAAGAAGGTAATTCTTCTATTGATGGAGAGGTTTGGCTTTCTTCTACTGTTCGAATTGAAGTCCCTGCCACCAAGGGTTCTCTGTTTGTTTGGAGGAATCGTGGAAACGATGAGTTCTATATTTCTCACCCAATCAAAAACCTTATCGACTTAAAGCATGAGCTTGACTCTGCTTTGAAGGCTTAATTTCTCTGATCCGCAAAATTTAATAGGTGTCAACATGAAAACTTTAACTTTCCCCGAATTCGTCCAAGGCTTCAAACAGTACAAGGTGAACTGTTTTTCACAAAAAGGGCTTGAAATCCTGTACAAGCACTTCCAAGCAGACTTACCCGAGAACCTGGACTCTGAAAATTTCAACCCAATTCGTCTTAAGGAGGTCTTTGCGGAATCGACTCCTTATGAGGTGATTTATTCCTTTGGGTTCAATATTGATGACAATCAACCTTCTTGGAAGTTTAAGCCTTTGGTGATTGATGCGCTTTACCAAGGCTATAACTTCATCGGTGAAACAGAGAGTTCAATTGTTCACTTTAGAGCAAATTACAAATAATTTAATAGGAGTCAATATCATGTCAAAACGAGAATATCTTGCTTGCGTCCTTCGTTTGCTCACACCCGAGCAAATCCTTCTAAGTGCAGAAAACCCAACAGAGCATATGCGTCCAATTCACATCAAGCTTCACTATGTGGCTTTGCGCAGACTCGGTGCAATCTAATCAATCAATTTTTAATAGGTGTCAATATGAACTCTTTATTCGATAAATTCCAAGGTGCAGACTTAGAGCGTCTTGCCGATTGTTTTTTAGCCATACGAAAAGCAGGCTTAACTACAACCAAACACACCCAAGCAGGGTTAAACGAGTCTTCAGGCAATGTTTGGGTTTGGGACGAGGACTGGCTCGGTTCGGTTGCTTGCTCTATTGGTTTTGATGTGTTTTGGGTGCATAGTTGCTCAGAATGTGGCTCTGAACAAGAGTTTGAAACATACGAAGAACTCGAAAAATATGCTGATAAATATCATGCTGCATATTGTGAAAATTGCGTAGAGGAGATTGCATAATGATTTATGCTTGTCTTGCTTTAATTTTTAAAATATTAACTGGCAAAAGATAATAGGAGTCAATAATGAAAATCACAGAAAGAGCAAAATATATTGCAGAAAAAACTTCAGGTTCTTATTCATTTGACAGATATAAGAATTGGAATGCAGTTATTCAAATGTTAATAAACAAAGGATATTCAAACGATGAAATTGAGGCAATTGCCTTGTCTAAATGGACTCGATGGGCTTGCGACCACGACACAGGAAGAGGCGTTCGGTACGGATATCACACCTCAAAAGCTCTTGAGCGATTTTTAGAAGGAACGACAAAAGAAGAGGTTCAAATGCTAATGCATGGATTTTGAACACTACAAGCCCACTTCGGTGGGTTTTTTCTTGTCTGTCAAAATAAGGGCTATAGGCTCTTTTTGTTTTATGCCATACCAAACTATACAAAACGATAAAAAACGGCTCAAAACTCGTTTTTAGTGGCTTCTTGGTGGCTTGTTTCCAGTAAATTGCGGATCGTATTGTTCAGAGCATCGATTTCGTCAATTTTCATGATTGCCCACATCCGCTTCTGTCCATGCCAACCTAGGGTTGGGCTTCGGTGGCAATCAACACAAAGAGAAATGCAGGTATATTGAAGCCCTTGTTTTACATGATGCGCTTCGCTTGGGGCAGAAGCACCACAAACAGAGCATGGCAAAGATTTAATTCTTGCAAGGTGCAATCTCTCTTTGGCGTTTAATTTGTTGTTCATTGGGTTGCTTTGACTTCCATGCGAGCCGAATATTGTTCTGTACGCCAAACTTCAATTCTTGCTTGTGCTGCCGTTAACATCCATCGGTAATTTTCTTCTTTTTCGACTGCCTGGCGAATGCCTTCCAAGATTTCTACATATTCTTGGTGAGCGTAAGCAAAGGTTTCTTGTTTACCAAGAACCTCTGTACCTGCTTTACTCATTAACTGAGCTTTCTTTGATTTTCTAAACTCTTCTAAATACATTCGATCCGCCTTTGATTTTGCATATAAAGGGGCTGTATCTATTAGATATTGAATCGCTTTTGATGGATAATCCATTAGATAATCTCCACAACATTACTATTTTTTGATTTTAGATAATCTCTAGTTTTCTGAATATATCTTTCAAATTCAGACCTAGAAACGCTTGATTGTTGGAGGTCTGCAAACTCGATCAGCTCTCGAACTGCCTGAATTCCCTCTCCATCTAGCACAATTCGCATTGTTGAGTTATATCGTTCTGCGGCTTTGAACAGGGCTTTTTGTGCCTTTTCACAAACTGGCAACACTTCAGGGCCGACACCACCCCTTGCCATCGTTTCCGATAGGTTTAACACCTCGGTTAGCGTATGCCAATCCTGAATTGTTCCCATGCCTTTAGTTATCGCTTCTAGGGCTGAGTATTCCATTACCCTGAGTTTGTCTAGCTTTTCTCTGTCGGTAATGCAAGCGCCCTCGATAGCGTGTTTCAAGGGATTCAACAACGCCCAGACCTTGCGTTTGACTTGTTTGCGCATTGGTTAATCTCCCTGCGCCATTGCGATTAACCAAATACCCAATCCAAGTGCTGTACTGTATTCACTACCAATTAAAAAACTTCCAATTGATATAAAACAAACTTGAATATAGATGGTCATACATCCTCCATCTTGTAGTTCAGTTTGTGATGTTGGAAGCGCATTGCGGCTTCGATCTCTAATTCTTTGAACTGCTCATCAGATAACAAACCAATGACATCACGCCCATTGAACCAAATCTCTTTGATTGACTCGTTATAGGTTGTCTCTCCATCGTTTTCATACTCATAAACGACTGTAACAATCTCGCTACCTGCACCTGTGGTTGTGTCAAATTCCCATGTACTCATGATTCACTCCTGTTAAAAATTAAACTTTATCTCTGTTTTGATATCTGTTGAATAGGGATTTACCCTTAGTCACCGCAAAAACAAGCAATGGTTTCTTCATTCTTGTCGAACATATCAATTTGGCTTTTCCCGTAATTCATCATTTGGGTGTAGTC